ATTCAATGCATACCAAGGGACTAGCTGCTGACCTAGGGCCAGAGTCTGAGATGGGCTGGATAGCCGCTAATGCTGCAAGCTTTGGACTTGATTCAGGATCAAGGTTCGGGGAACCATGGCATGTTGGGGCACCCGGAACTATTCCTATCGGTGACCCGATAAACCCATCAGGCGGTACCCCATCGTGGTTGACTAACCTCACCAGTGGAAACGGGAGCGCTCCGGGGTTTGGATCACTCCCTGCAGTCGGACCACCAGCCCCTACCAGTAAGCCACCCGGTTCTTCCCTCTGGGGACGGCTGCCCGGGATGTCCTCAACTTCCCCATTTGCAGGAGCAACCGCATCAGGGGATGCTAATAGTGGGGATGATCCATCCCTATTCAGCCAGATGCTGGGCGGTATTTCTGACGTTGCAGGGGGTATCGTTAGCAGTATTCCGGGGATGGACGCACTAGCATCGTTTGCTCAGTCTGCCTTAGGAGTATTCGATACTATTGGGAACTTATTTCAGGGGGCCAAGCAGCTAGCCTCCGGAGACTTCTCTGCCTTATTCGGCAAGGGTGGACTCATGGACCCTTCTGCGTTGATAGATAACTTTGCGGATGGGTTCGGCAAGGTCACAGGGCTACCTATAGCGGAGATGCTTAAGGGCGGTGACGCCGCTGTAAACGCCTTTGCAGGGTTCTTGGGAGGGTCTAGCGGTATCCGTAAACCCGGCGTGGCATCCTCGGTAGATTTCTCTAAGAAGAGAGGCTCTGGGGCCACCGATGGTGCTCCTGCTACTGCTGACGGTGTAATGGGGACTCCCGGGTCATCTGCCGGTGCAGCAGCGATCCTTCAGAAATATAATAATGGTGTCCAAGTAAACTCCGAGAGTATAGGAAATGAGGCAGGGGCACTTGAAGCTCTCAAGGCAGCATCCGCCGCAGGGTTCTCCGGGGATGAGCTTGTAGTAATTGCATCTATTGCAGGTAGAGAGTCCGGGTGGAAAGCCGATGCTCACCGGACCACTGCCAACCGTAGCAGCGTCAGCGGGGATAGGGGGATGTGGCAGATCAACTACGTCCACGACCCCCGATTGGCTCAGAATGGTATTATTAGCGCTAATAACGCAGCAGGTAAGCGAGAGCTGTTCGACGTAAATGTAAACGCCCGGGCAGCCATGGATGTATATAAGAACAATGGCAGTACCTTTAATGCTTGGAAAGCATCAGCTGGAGGGTTCAACCCTAGCGGGAGTCCGCTATACGGGGCGTCTAAGTATATAGAACCTATCTATAATCTTGCTAAATCTAATGGGTTCTTTATAGGTGATCCTCGAAAGAAGCAAGCAGTTTCTAATCAGGAGTCCCCTACCTACTATGCTCCTCAGATGTCGACTTCTAATAACAGTAACACCTACGCTACGCAGTCAAATAACACCGTAAACTCATCTCCAATCACAATGGAGAACACATTTAATCTCCAGATATCTGGTAATGATACCGACGCCAAACGAGCGGCATACATTATTTCAGATCACCTGCGCAGCGCTATTGAAGAGAATAGTTACTTAGGAGTGTAATGCCGATTATAACCCCAGCACTTACTAATTCCTTTAGGCCATCGACTGTATCGTCATCTACCGCTAGCCGTAGGTACGGAGATAACGACAGCGGCGAGAACAACTCATGGGACCCAGCTATTAGCAAGCTCGGCGGAGCATCTCAAGCTGTTAAAGACTTTATAAGTACTAATGGATCAGCTAACCCACCATTTAATACGTCAACTGGTGGAATACTCTCCCCGGCTCAAGGGTCTAGTAAGATAACTCGTGGTTTCGTACGCAGGAGTTCTCCAGATTCTGGGGACTTAATGAGCTTAAGTCAGCTCAACTTCATGTATAACCCTGCAGAGATAACTAGGGATTACGTTAGTTATCTGGACCAAGCAGCACTAGATCCGTTCAACACTATCTACCAGTCCGGCAACCTAGTGGTAGCCCCTAACTTTATTAACTTCAGTTTCAGCCTTGTATTTGACCGGCAGATTGATGAGCTTAAGGTTCCCTATGCAGATCTAGGGGTGCTCATGGACTACCGGTACTTTGACATGGTGGTCAGAAACGTGCCCCCTATGGGCGGGTCCGCTGCTGTTCCGGATAACGGGATCATGATGGCAAACCCTAAAGACATCACCGTGGTGTTCTCTAAGGATCTTACGGTGCAGGGAAGGGCCACAAACGCTCGGGTTCAGTTTGTGAAGTTCTCCCATGACATGGTCCCTACGAGGATGATCGTCAGCTTAACGATGATCATCACCTACTTTGGCCCGCTTAAGCAGGCTTACGGGTTTGATTCTAAGCAGACCATAGCTAAGTACGAGGCGCTAGTTCCTTACAATCAGGTCTATAGCGAGACCTACACTAAGGCTGAGTTAGACGCCGCCGTAGACGCCCAGAGAGCTAGGGAAAAGGCGACTCTGGAAGAGTCAGAGGCTGCTCCTAAAGCTAACCCGTATTCATTCGGTGAGGGTGAAGGCGCTGCAGGAGCGGCAGCCTCCGGGGTAACCAATATCGGACTCATCGGTAACGGGACAGTACAGCAGAAGACCTATAAGGCAGCAGAAATACGAGCTACTAACTCAGCACCATATACCTACTCTCAAGTCAACAGGCTAGGGCCAAAGTCGTATGACTGCTCTGGATTCATATCTATGTGCTATCAAGATGCGGGGGCTTCTGATGTTCTTGGAGCATCTGTAATAAACACTAGATCCTTCTACAACATCCATAGCGGTGAGAAGTGGAAGCGTATGGGGCTAGTAGTTAGCGGAGCGAATGCGGCAGCCTCTATTAAAGCTAATGCTCAGAGGGGGGACCTCCTGCTGAGGCACGGAGTAAGCGGTAGATCAAACCACATCGCTATGATTAGCGGCGTAGGTTCGGATGGGAAGATGTCAATTATGCATGCTACTAGCTGGCCAAGTCCAAGTGGAAGCTGCGGTATAGCATCAATAAGCGACAGCCAACTGAATTCCTATAACTATCTATGTAGGCCGTCTGGCACTGGGTCGGCATCCACGCTTGCTGGGGGGATGGTATGAGGACTGATTCTCGATACATATCCGCAGATAAACAGTTCACTCGGGGTAATACCTATGATGAGGCTGGTGAGCCTATAAAGGTCGATGATGAGCCGGTACGGGAGGTCCACCAGTCTCTTTATCGTCTCCCGGTGCTCCCGCTGCCTGAGTCACCTGATAGAACTCAGCTGATGATTATAGGTGACACATACCCTTTAATAGCCAAGAGAGAATTAAACGATTCGGAAAAGTGGTGGGTAGTGGCTGAAGCTAACCCGCAGATCAGGCACCCTTTGGATCTTAAACCTAACGATGTTATATTTATACCGTAGGTATAGCCCAGCAGGAGGGTAGTTATGGCAGAAGTAAAGGTATCTCTGCCATATGGAGGAATAAACCTTCCCATAAGCCGGATTAGAATAGACGGCAGGGACCGAGGGGGACTTCTCGTAACAGCGGTCAAAGTGTACCGTGCGATAGGCAAGCATGACTCTGCCCAGATATCCTGCCAGATAGCCTCGTCCGAAATAGGGGACCTCGACGGGAAGCCCATATCCTTTATAATTGGGTCTACTGGAGGATCTACTCAATTCTACGGGTATATCTACAGCATCGAGAAGGAGCAAAAGCTCCAGACGACAGTGACCTGCACGCTATCGTGCATCGGAGCAACCGCTGTCACTAAGCGACCCGTGTTCGGACTTGTAAAGAACGCTACCGCTGAGTCTATTGCTAAGAGGGTTCTTTCCCCAGATAACATTGGCTACTACTCAGCAGGCAGTTCGGCAGCGTTCCCTCGCTTATCCTTGACCGGAAGAACCGGGTGGTCAGCGCTAACTTACGCTAATAACCTCAGTGGTCGCATGATCTCGTTCCACGAGGGTGCAGTCTGGCTATTCGACCCTATCGATGAACTAGAGGTGGGTTCAGCGGTCATTACCCTCCAGAAGTCTGTAGACAGCCAAGGGTCAGGTGGACGACGGCTCCTAGACTTCCTGCCGAGTACAGCAGCTACGTTCCCTAGACCCAGTATTCCACGGGCAGCATGGTTCTCATCTAGTGGAGAAGTGGTAGTAAAGAAACCAGCGTCCCCGCTAGGTAGGGACACGTTCTACGTTACTGATACCTATATCCCGTCATCTGCCTACGCCGAGGATCTATTTAAACGTATAGACAGGCAGAACAGTCTTGTACAGACAGCTACTGCCCGGATACTTGGAACCTCGTCGCTATGCCCGGGTAATACCGTAGACATCTCGACAGGGGCAATATCGCTTATTCAGGACAGCTACGATGGGCTGTGGGTAGCCACTGAGGTTACTCATGAAATATCTGATGGGCTATTCCAGACCAGCCTAAAACTGGTAAGAGATAAGTACAGGCCAACGAAGAAGAATATTCCCTACAAGTGGTTCTACACCCGAGGCGCTAGACCTCACCCGAGCATGTCGCTATCCAACGGGACATGGATATCTAGCTGGAGAAACTCGTGAAGATAATTGATTTCCCGATAAGAATAAATGAATCAGGTTCTCTGGCATACACCGAGAGCTACCCGAGGGTAGTGAGATCTCAGATAATCGACACGCTAATGACTAACTTCGGGGAGCGCATTATGCGGCCCGACTACGGTGCTGATCTTGTAGGGGCACTATTTGGACCTATAGATAAACTCCGCCGGGACGATCTAGCCGGAGTCATAAAGGATAGGCTGGCGTACGCAGTACCTAGGGCATTGATTGATACCGTGACACTGGGAGACGACCCGGACGGGGAAGAGTCAGTCCTTATAATCAATGTGGTATACCGGATAAGTAGCTATTCTGACCCGGATACTCTGAGTATTCCGGTAGTCCGTGGAGGATATAACAATGGCTGACAATACCAACAATCTAGTCATTGACTATACCGCCAGAGACTTCGACACTATCCGGTCGATGCTGGTGGGTATTGCTAAGGGCAAGTTTCCAGAATGGAAGACAGTAGGCGAGGCGAATGACTTCGGCACCCTACTCCTAGAAATGTACGCCTACATGGGGGACGTATCTAACTACTACATTGACCGGGTATCTAGTGAGGCGTTTCTTGGTACGGCTATCCGCAGGCAGTCGGTACTTTATATAGCCGAAATGCTCGGTTACCAACCTATCGGAAGACAAGCGTCGGTCGTAGAACTTAAGTTCTCCCAGCCAGCTACAGATACCCTCGCTACAACTATCCCAGCTAATACTCAGGTATCGGCTATAGCTGCAGACGGTGAAACACCTATCTACTTCACCACTGACTACAGCGTGACAACCGCTGCGTCTAATGGGCTGTTTGTCGCCACAGTTACAGCGACAGAAGGCTCCTTGGTAACTAACGAGCTTCTAGGTACATCTGACGGCGGACCTAACCTGTCCTACAAGCTTTCTAACCGAGGCGTAATAACCGGGTCAGTACGGGTAAAGACCCTAGAGGGTGGATCTAATGGTACGTCTAATCAGTATGTTAACTGGTCAGAGTACGCCACAGTGGCTTCTACTAGACCCACCACCTCCGCATTCTCGACGTGGGTTAGCGAAGAGGATGATACCAACATCCTATTCGGGGACTCGGCTGCGGGCAGGATTCCCCCGGTAGGCGCTGAGCTACAAGCGTCATATCGGTACGGGGTGGGCATGGCAGCTAACCAGTTGGCTGTCGGAAGTATCTCGGCAATATCCAGTGCAATAGGACTGGCAGACGGGCTTACCGTGACCAACGTCGGTGTTCCGTATGGTGGGTCTGACCCAGAGTCCTTAGACTCGATGCGGTTCTCAATCCCCCGATCAGCACGGGTAGGGGATAGGGCTATCTCTCTCCCGGACTTTGAGTACCTGACCTTACAGGTTCCCGGGATATCTAAAGCAGTGGCATCTGGCCAGATATACACCGCAGTGAACATCCGCATAGCTCCTACGAGTGGAACTGCTACCGAACCTGTCCTAGCTGCCCTGAAGACTGACCTGACCTCGCACCTAGAGGACAAACTCCTAGTAGGGGCATCAGTATTTATTGAAGACGTGGTCTGGAAGGACTGCGTTATTGATATTGATCTGCATGTTCTTGATGGGTTTGAGCAGGAGAGTGTGACACAGACAGCCACCATGGCAGTAGAGTCGCTGTTCAACTTTGATAGCCTTAACTTTGGGTCAAAGATCTCACTCGGAGAGGTTTACCGGGCCATCATGAAGATTGAAGGGGTCGACTGGGTGGACATACTTACCCTGAATTTCGGCGGGCCATCTTCTACCATTAATCTAGTCCCAGCGTTTGATGAGATCCTAAGGATTAGGCCAGACACAGACCTAGACGATGATGTTGACGACGACGGGTTGACCATCACCGCCTATGGCGGGATAGCTCCAGTATCATGACAATAGAGTCAAGGTCAATCCAGACAAGGCGTTCCGGCACTGGGGATGCACTGCGAGCAGAAGATCCACGCACGGATAGTCTCTCGATGGTTAGGTACGGACCCCGCCCGCCTTCAGGGCTAGACGTATTCGACCTCGTAAGCACGCCATCCGGATACAATGCCGTCGACCTTTGGTGGGGCACCCCTCCTACAGACCTTGACTGGTTTGACATGGTCATAGTTAGGTCTGGGTTTGGGCACCCGGTAACGCCATCTGATGGGGTTATCGTGTACAGGGTAAAGAAGAGTGGGGCAGGCGACTACGCCGGTAAGAGCACGGACACCCCACTCCCCTCTGGGAGCTGGTACTACTACTCTCAACTATTCAGGATTGGCAGTAGTTGGTATCGGACTGCGACTGCAGAGACGCTTGTTCCGATTAACTACGACCATAGCCAAGTTATGTACGATCAGCTCCCCCCGTTCTATCAAGAGGTAGACGGTAGACCAGCTGTAGGCGAGCGGAGATACTTTCTCAAGCGGTGGTTTGAGACCATTGGCTATGACCTAGATCTGACCAGAACACTCACCGAGGGCATGGATGTTATCTATGACCCAGACCGCTCCCCGTTATCTCTCATCTCATCACTAGGTCAGCAGAACCTAGGGTTCAATCTGGATGAGTCAGTAGGCGCTGTTCGCTATCGCTCGGTGATAGCCGCATCTCGGGATATATCAGCTAGCCGGGGAACATACGGCGGCCTAGAAGCCTACCTATCATCCGCCACCCAATACGACGTAACATCATCTCCGGGCAGCAACCTACTTCTCCTCAGGGATGACGCTAGATTCGAGTCAGGAGTCGGGAACTGGTGCCCAGCTCATCGCGGGTTATCTGTAGCTATGAACGCCGATCTATCAGGAGGAGCTGAGCCGACGGCTACGGTAAGAAATCTAAAGATGGAGACTGTGTCTACAGACGCAGAATTCGAGGAGGCTATAGGCGCAGAAGAGGATGCAACTCCGGGACCTAGGACTACTCCGGATGAGTTAACCAGAGGTGCCCACCCTGTATCTACTTGCTTGAAGCTGACACCCGCAGCGGGTGAGTCAATCGCAATAGCATGCGGGGTTGGTCAATCAGTGACCACCCGAAGCACGTCTAACCTAGTTCCCGGGTACCGTGCCCATTCAGTTATTCCCGGAAGACTGTACCACCTGTCGTTCTGGACTCGATCCAAAGAAGTAGACGACCATAGGGTTGCCTACGGACTGGCTTATTATGGGAAGGTAGCAGGTAAGCGAGGATTCAGTGATGCGTTCTCTGATGGCCTAAACTCATACATCTCAGTATCCCCATTAGGTGTGGATATCTCAGCTTCAGTCATCGTCGATTCCACAGACTGGACTAGGCATTACATATCTATGGTAATCCCTGAAGATATTGAGGGCATTAGGTTTGCTTGCCCAGTTATCTGGATACGCTCAAGCAGTCCGGGTGGCCCCGGGGACTCTCCAGCAGCACTAGACCCTAAGTATGTTACCGGGGTAATGTTCTCTGCTGATACCCTTGACACCGTGCAGGTCGCATCCCAGCCATCGCTGTACCTGCGGTTGTCTTCCGATTCGGAGGACCAGTTGCTGGGTACTTCCAGCCAGAAGGTTCTAGGGGAGGCATAGTCAGATGACGTTTAGCGCCGCATTCTCAAAGCAATGGTTTGTAGAGAACGCTGAAACAGTGGACTGGGAAGACATAACGCTGAAGATGACAATAATGGTCCGTAGCCCTGCTATAGCGGACGAATGGGGGGACGGTGATCCAGCAGATATAGGGTACCTGACCCTACCTGAGCTGGACGAGATAGGGTGGCAGGCTGCACCGAATGACAGTTCGACCGGTGGTACCCAGAGTGTGGTTAGTTCTACTGATTTAGTCACAGGTGAGGTATCTATATCGGTGCCTGAGGATGAAGGGTTTGAGTACGAAGGCCCAGCGGTAGTCATGACATCTATCGTGATATCAATAGATGCCGTTGATGATGCTGATCAATTTATACTTCTTGCCCTAGAACCGACTACCCCCACTTACTTGTATGGGACAGCGGACTACCCTGTAGTTCTTAAGAATCCTGCAGATGGTCAACTGTTCTCGTATATAGCTGAAACCAATGACGGTGGGGCTGCTAATAGTGTAAAGACCTACATCGGTCCAGATGGCCTCGTCGGCTACGGCCTCAATAACGGGACCTATGCATCGACTCCTGACTCTGCGGCGCTCGACATCGTTGGTGATCTTGAGATCACTGCTCGTCTTCAGCCGACAAACTGGTTCGGTGCTTACAATCAGGGGATCGTTGGGAAACGATACTTTGCACCAAACTACGCATACTGGTTTTCGATGTATGGAGGGAATCCGTCGCTGCAGTGGTCTCCCGATGGCACAGATGTTACCACTGCTTTATGTTTGACTGATGTCCCGTTCACAACCGAATGCGGGTGGATTCGGGTCACCCTTGATGTTAGCGACCCCGACGGCGGGTGGACTGCCACCTTCTACACCGCCCCCGACTCCCCAACCGAGCCGACCTCCTCGTGGACACAGCTAGGTGCGGTAGTAACAATGGGTAGTACGACTGCAACTTCAATATTCTCAACCACACCAGTCGTAGAGTTCGGGTCGAACCTTCTCGGCGGGAACCAGATCCAAGGGGTCCTTAAACATGTGATCATCAGAAACGGGATCGGCGGGACCATCGTCTGCAACGCCAACTTCGATGCTCAACCGAAGAACACTGTAACCTTCACCGAGACGTCCTCGAACACTGCGGCAGTAACAGTGACTACTAGCCGAATTTACTATGATACAACGGTAACTCTAGGAGTAGGTTCTCCCGGAATATCATCAGCCGGAATACCATGGGAAGACAGCCTCATTGCCCATGTGTGGGTATCCCCTCAGCGGATTAACTACGCCGTAAACCCATCCTTTGAAGAATCGGACACACCGGCATTTGGGTGGAGATCCAACGCAGTCATGACAGTGGAAACGGGCGGCGTAACTCTATCCATGGGCGATAGAAGTCGATGCGTTAAGTTAGCCGAAATAGTGGGGGATAATATAGTTCTAGAGTCCCTCCCCATCCCAAACCAGCGTATATCTTCATGGTGGTCGCTAGAGGCTGCTGTGTCCGGGATAGGCAAGGTTCGCATTGGCATGCTCTTCTGGCCACCGGCTATGGAAGAAGGGTCAGCAACGTATGTAACAACTAGCTGGGTAGATATAAACACCCCGGATGGGTCAGGGTTCATCCCGATCAAGTCACTGATCCCCAACGTAGAGGACTACCGAGCGGCCCAATTCAGGCTGGAGTTTCAAGGCGAGGGAGACATCTTCGTAGACAACGTCTTAGTCGATCCGAACGAGGCCCAGCTAGGCTATTTTGATGGTGACTGGGAGATGGGGATGTCAGGGGACTACAGCTGGTACGGGGACAATAACCCTACGCCACATAAGTCTTACAGCCTCTACTACAACAACCGATCTTCGCTCAACTCTTACCTATTCCCACCATTAGGTGATGGGGATAATCCTCCGAACCACCATGTAAGATCATGGGTTCCTGAGGGAGCAAGTGTGAACATCCACTGGGATCACCTGCATGCCGGAACATCTCCCAGCTGGGGAGACACTGTGTACATGCCGATACTAGACTTTGCAGTAAAGGATGAGGTAGCTACCGTCGCCAGTACCTCTATAACGTCAACAGCATACGGCTCCCTAATCCCTGACCCCGAAGAAACCTGACCAAAGTACTCATCAATAGGATAAACCATGACTGAATCAGCTCCAGACGTAACCGTAACCGCCCTAATTGACTCACTAGGTAATAACGACGTGGGTAGTATCACTGAAGAGACCGTGCGGTCTATCGTGGCGTACGCTCGTCAAGGTTCTGTAGAACGGTCTACAGCCCCGGTGACGGATCTAGGAGGAGATGGAGTAACTTGGCAGTCCCTTCCTGAGCCTAACAGCGGAATTCAGTACACCCTGCTTAACAGGTTTGCCACTAACCACCTAGTTTCGTCCGGCCTCATGACGGGGTCCAGTACCGAGGTTGGTCTTACATACGAGGCAACTCCTCCGTCAGGAACTACCAGCAATGCTATGCAGCCTCGTCAGGTAATCGTAAACTGGTCTATTGGGATATCGTCCAGCTACGACTCCTTATGGGGAGTGTCATGGTGGCGAGTACCCCACGGGTCTGCATGGCCTAGTGGCGATGGTATCTGGCCCGGAACTACTGCCTCCTTGGATCCCATATCTCCACTAGATATATCACTCTTCGGGTCTTCCCTAACTTCCGTAACAGAAGATGATTATGTAGCCCCACAGTCGGGATCAATCACCGTCACGATGCGCCCGGGGGATATGCTGGTCCCGGCACTGGAGTACTACGGAACTCTCAACGCCACAGGAACCGCTGATCCTCAGGGAACCCTAAACTCATTCATAGTCAAGGCCACTATGACCAGCCCTGTAGAGAACGTGGCAGCAGCTGATGAAGAAGCAACCGACCAAATTAACCCCAACCTAGACACTGCTCAAGCGGCTATCAACTACCGAGCAGTGTTTGTCGGATCAAACGTCGACGTTGATCCCACTGACGTTCGCAAATCTATCCTTATCCGTGCGGACAGGCCCACTGAGCCAGCCAACGGCACCACTGTATACAACACTGCAGCTATCGCAGGCGGAGCGCCAGCAAAGCGTTTAGGGGTATACAACCAAGCTCCACCGGGCGGAGGTGGAACTGCATCTTGGTCCGAATTTGAACCTATACAGTCCCCTCAGTCGTTTGAACCACTAGTGATGCAGAACGCTGCTGTCACCACGAGAACTGGTATAACCGTGGATACGGGTGCGGATAACTTCGCTGCCCGTTACCTAGTGACCGGTAAGCTGGTGAACGTGTGGCTTACCTGCTCGCTGTCAACGGCGGGGACGGCGGGTTATGCCATTAGAGTTGAGCTACCGGTTGCTCCGTCCGGCAACCTGACACACACCTCGACAATAGGTAATGCATCTATCTGGGACCCTGCGCCGACAAACAATAGATACCACGCCGTGTGCGAATACAATAAAACACCGACATCATCAGGTGCCACTACCTACTACCACGACTGCGTATTCGCAATAACAGCTGCATCTGGAGCGGGAATAGGGTCACCGACATCAGGAGCAGAGATCACAATAGCTAGCGGAGATGGTATCCGCATGCAGCTGACCTACTTCATCGACTAATCCTCGTCAGCAGGCCACCAGAGTCGAAGGCCGTACTGGCAAGGGTCATAGCCATCATCTATCTCTTCCGCTTCCTCTTCGGTGCAGGGGAGGCCGGTATGCATGACGCATACCGGCTCAGAGATCCAGCCTAGCTTCAGACCGATAGATAGCCACTCCGCAAAGGTTAGAGGCATTTGTCTGCCAAGAACGCAGTGGTCACGTCATAGGTTAGGTAATCCTCAGTGTCCCCCTCCATGACCTTAGTCGCCGCCCAGTCCAATCCATACTGCAGAACCCCAGCGCAGATGGCAAGCTGATCATCATAGGACTGAGAATCCCAGACCACATCGAGGATCGCCTGATTATCGACAGGGACCGGGGCGGAGTAGTCGCTGTCATAGGACTCTGATCCGCACCCCACGAGAAGGAATGCAAAGGATAGGGCTGCAATAGTTAGCCTCATCCTTCACTCCCAGATCGAAGGACCTTAGAAGCCTCAGTGATGGCAGCAGTGATTGAGTCAAGAAGATCAGCTAGCACCTGAGATACATCAATCGAAACAGTCTCTACGTCCACACCGTGATCATCCAGAGCGGCAATCTCATCAGACAGCTGGTCTAGGTCTACGTCATCGGTAGAGTCTTCCACAATGCTCTCCTCAGGTAGGACTACCACCAACTCTAGGCGGTCAATAACCGCATCAAGGATGTCAGATCGAACTCGCCAGTCGCTAGGAGATGCGCCGATACCCTTGGCAAACGCCTTAAGTTCAGATCGATTCAGGGCCTTAATCTCATCCAAAGTGAGGTCAGGAGTAGGGATGTCCGCAGTGACTGCCACAGCCTCTTGGATCTCCTCAACAAGCTCAGCTATGGGTTCAGCAGGAGCATCATTCAACTGGATGTCATACATCTGATTGTTGAACGCTCGACACCGGATTCCGGCATCGAGAGCAGCCTCCACGATCTGGAAGATAAAGGCGTCCGTCTCCTCTTCCCCATTGAACAGGGCCAGCACCTGAACCTCTTCGGTAGACCCGAGAAGATCGGCCTTAAGATCCCATTGGAGGACATCCTCGGACCCGGCGATAAGTTCGTCATGACTACCCAGAAGGCCGTCAAACGTGCTCTCCTTATCAACTGACAAGAAGAACTCCTTGAACAGTCCAGATGACTGGATCTGCTCGCCAATCCCTATCCGAGTACCTGCCTCAGCTAGGTAGACAACTGTGTCTCTGTCAGGGAGGTCTTCAAGAGCATCCCGAACTTCTTTCAAAGGCATTGAGCCAGTTCCTGCAACGATGTATTTCACAATTTACCTCCACGATTAGGGCTAACGGATATCGCTAGCGCCGTCTTACAATGTTTCTGATCGACTCATCAGATCTGGTTAACAAGTATCCATCTAAACGGTCGATCAGTAGTGCTAGTGCAAACGCCGGGGCTATAAGGATAACAGCCCCGTCAGACAAGAGCACGAATATGGATACACCGATAGTAAGCACGATCCAGTTGACCACCATGGGGGCATAGATCCCCCGTTTCTGGCGGCCAGCTATCTCAGCAAGCACAGCCTCTAGCACCCTCTGGGAGAAGATGCCGGATAGAGCTGCTAGTACGGTTATTTCCACGATGCTCCTAGTAAGTAGTTATTCCAGTACCCGATGGCACACCTTATATAGACAGTTCTGATCAGGCCGCTGGGAAATAGAAAGACCAACGGTACTCGGCGCAATGCAGACCTTATCCTGACTGATGCCACCAATTTCCACGGTGCTGGATGGTACTGGAATAACTTGTAGGGTAGATAGTAATCAACAACTACCGACCTGTCAAGCCTTATTAAACAAACCCATGAAGTCGTACCACAGGATGTCCCAGCGAGGCAGGTAGGTCATGGTAATCCGGCCACTGCTGGCGGTTACGACCGGACCCTCTTCATTGTCATCCCTCAGGGGAATCGTTAGCTCGTCCCATGTGGGGTTCTTATCTAACATGAGAGCAAGCTCGCTGCGGATGCCATCGGCCAGTGAGCAGCGAAGGCTGTAACTGATGTTGTGCTCTGAGGTATCGATAAGCATGGCCAGCACTAGAAGGTCTTCCATGCTGTAGTACTTCTGCTGCCCAGCCTTAAGGGGCTGGTACTCGCCCTCAAAGCAGCGCATCCAGCGGGTCTCGCCGGACATGTAGGTGGTTAGCTTCCCTGACGGGAAGTTGAGGATGGTAGACGCTTGGCCACCAGTTACTTCTACGTCTCGTGGACCCATAAACCCAGTACCTAAGTACTTGATTGTGTCTCCAGTAATTACTTGAATGTTCGTATCTGACATTTCGATGCCTCTTCCAAGGTTAGTTGTCCGTTGTCTATTCTTCGTTGGATTCTTCGTCTAGAGCGCTCGCTGTGACCGCCCCATACTCCGTAGTACTCGTTAGCGCTCAGCGCATACTTTAAACATAACTGCTGTACGGGGCAGTACTGGCATATCCGGAGTGCAGTATTAGACTGCCCACCCGTTTCAGGGTAGAACAGAGAACTACTAGCTCCTTTACAAGCTGCTTCTTCGGCCACCTGAGAAATCAGGTAAGCGTTCATAGCGCCCCGTGATGAACTATCTGCATACACGCTATGAAGCGGTAACTCTGTACATCCCGAGATAATACAGATGAGTAGTGCATTGGTCAAGCGGGATGTGCTAGACATACCAACCGCAAGACCGGAGATGGCCGAGGCCCGATCCGGCGAAGGATGAAAACACCGAACCGGACCTGAGCCGGAGTGGTAACAATGCCGGATACATACACACACAACCGGCTATGTCACACGAGGAATAATAGGATGACTCTATCTAGAAATCAAGTTGAAGAGTTCTACCAGCGGAGGCGATCTGTCCTGCGCAACCTTCCTGCTGCAAAGGCTCACCTCGGGCTAGGACCTGAGTACAAGTTGCTCGTCCTGTTCGTAGAGCGCTGTACTCCTACAAGACCATGGATGTGGGTGCAGCTACAGACTCAAGCCGACTGGGCATCCCACTGGGGCCTCAGCAAACCGACACTCGAACGACACCTACGCATGCTCCGGAATCGAGGCATCATCGTGGGCGAGCTACTTCCAGACATGCAGCCCAAGAATGCAAAGAAGAAGTACATGCTCCCCGTGTTCTCAATAGACCCGATCATGCTCAATTTCATCGAAAACTACAATGAGATGTGGACTGTAGATACACCTATTTTGATGGTTAACGAGATGACCGTTAACCATCAGTTTGATGGTTACACGATACCCGCAGAATACCCCTCAGAAGGTACTTACAAATTACATACGGACCCCGAATTAATACCAGATACCCATACAGACACTGGGGTCGAGGATACCAGTACAAATCAATCTACAAATGGTGCCTCGCGTGCACACGATTTAAGTATATATATAGATACAAATATTAGTACTAGTCAGGATAATACCCCTGACATAGTCAGGCAGCGGCTTCGCCGCCGCACAGCCAAACCGAAAGAGAATCCCATGAAAAGACGACCACCCGACGATGATGTGCCAACTGTGTTCGGAGCAGATCCCGATAAGCCTTCCAGCTCAGATTCAAGACCCGGCTCGGGAACTCCGGCATCAAAGGCGCTTGCGCACTTCGATGAAAGCTGGCATGCTCACTCCCACAACAATTCGCTAGGTGCCGAGTATCCCCGAAAGCCGTGGGGAACCGTGAAGTCTCGGGTAGCTTGCATCTCGTGGATTAAGGGCACACTGCTGCCGGATCACGATGAGGATGAGGAACTTGTACATGCAATTATCGATCACTTCTGTGCACAGGTTGCGGCCCAATCTCCGGGATGGGCCTACAAGCCGAACCCTGAAAAGGGCGTCTGGGATCTCTGGCGGCACCTGTCGCCTCGGGTAGCCCAGACCCGAGCATCGCTGGTCAAGTCTGGGTGGATCTCTCAAGCCGACAAGGACCGGGCGGTGCAGGCGGAAGCGGCCAGAGCGGGTCGGGTAGAATCTCAAAGAATTAAGGCAAATGCCTCTAGAAATAAGGCATCTGCTGAGGAAAAAGCAGCTAGTGAAGCGGTCATAATCATTCCGCTAAGTGCATCAGGATTACCGGAATGGGTTGGCTACGAGTGGATTATTTCAGCCCAAACCTCGGATTACCTTGACTGGGTGGACTCACCGTGGCAAGGTTCTCGCCCCCGCTAAATGGGGAATGCGTATCAGGAGTGGTTACGCAATCAACAGGATGGAGATTTTAATGGAAGACGTATACGCCCAACGTGGTGATGACCCTCAGGCCGCACTGACCGATGCTTGGCGTCGTCATCGGGTCGAGGAACCCGGATCGGTACTGCCGTCCAAGGTTCTAGATATTGCGTTTGATGAATCTGGTGACGAGTTCGATCACCTGCGTGAATGGGACCAATCCTCTTCGTTGCTGGTAGTGCACGGGGCGTCGTTCTTGGATCGGCAGTATGTGGCCTTTCAGGCGCTGCGTGAGCCGTTGTCGAGCAAGAACTGGTCCGGCTACTGGACCGCAAATGACTACGTTCAGAACTACGACCTGTTAGCTGATTCGTTCAAGCTAGCTAGGGTCACCAACGGTAGTGATGATGTGCTCCGAGAGGCTTACCGGTACGAGCGCAGGCTGCACGCCATGGAAGCATCCGAGTGGTTGTTTCTGGACATGGTGAGCGAGGCCCACCTGACATCGGCCAAGGCGTTCAGCCTGTTCAACTTGGCAGCTACTCGTGCATCATCGTCAAGGTTCCACACGGTCATCTCGGTCAGGTCCCTTAATGCTTGTGTAGACAACTACGATGCTGCTAGGTCCTTTGAATCCTTGTTCTCAGGGTCAGACTCACTGGTCGTCTCTGCTACATCGTCGGTGGACTGATGGAGAAGGGTGACATTGCTTCGTGGTCCACTAACCGATTCATCATCGTCCTTGAGGGGATACTGGTCGAGCCTAAGTACCAGTCCCGAGTAGTGCGCAAGGATACCCTGCTGCCTGCTTCTGAGTGGGATTGGCAGATCGTTCCTATCAAGTACATGGTTGACTACGCTTCTAGGCTAAATGTGACTATCGAGGTAGTTACATTTATGGGCGAAGAGGTTGCCGCCGCTGCTGCTGATTGGTTGAGTACCTACGGGATACATGTATCTGAGTGCATTAGTGTAGATTTTGAGATCTTCTGCCGATCTCTCATCTGGCGGATCAACGAGGTTGAACGAGTCATCGACTCTGATCCTGACCGGATTCACCGCTATGGACAGCTTGGCTACGCAGCAGTTGTAGGGAGGGGATTCTGATGGCCGTTGATATCGAGAATGCGGTCATAACTGAGATAGTCCTCGGTGGAGAGATGGGCGCTGCTGTAGAGCTTAAGCTCACCACCGAGTTCTTCTCGGACCCCACTCACGAGAAGGTCTATGAACTCCTCACAGATCACTATCTAGAGTACGGCAAGGTCCCCGGCGAAGATGCTGTTCGGGCTGCTTACCCTCATTACAAGTTCGGGGAGTACGACGAAACTCTCACTTACTATGTGGAGCGTCTCCGGGATCGCTATCTTCAGCGCAGGCTGGTGGAGTCGTTCCGGGAAGAGGATCTCCAAGAGGCTCTCATCGGCAAAGGTGTTAACCCCGGACAGCGGGCGTTTGACCTTGTCATGGATGCGCTCATCAATGCCAGAATCACGGTACCTATTGGGCGTGATGATGATATCTTGACATCTGCTCGCAGGGAGATGATGGCCTTGCTTAAGGACCGCCGTGAGGGTGGTCTTCGGGGTATCAGCACAGGGTTTGACCGGCTAGATATAGCCACCGGAGGTCTACAGCCGGAGCAGTTGATTACCTTGATCGGACTCCCGGCGAGCGGTAAGTCTTCAATGCTATTGAGGCTCGCCCTTACTGCTGTTCAGAACGCATCGAGAATTCTATTCGTCACGTTCGAGATGAGTAACGAGGAGCAGCGGGACCGGGCAGTATCCCTTGTCTCAGAGGTGCCTCTGACCAACATCCTCACAGGTAACGTGTCTTCTCGTGAGATGAAGTCTATTCAGCAGAACCTAGACCGACTGGAAGGTCTTGACGGGTTCTTTAGGTCGGTCTATGACCGGTCTTCCATGACTACCCTCTCTGGGCTGCAGGCGAAGATAGCTGAGTACCAGCCGACTGCCGTGTTCATAGACGGTGTGTACATGATGGAGGATGAGTCTGGGGAGCCATCAGGGTCTCCTCGTGCGCTCACCAATATCACCCGTGGCCTGAAGCGGCTTGCTCAGAACCGGAAGATCCCCATTGTCATCAGTACGCAGGCTCTGGCCCAGAAGTCACGGGGTGGGGTCAACATGCATAGCGCTGGGTATACATCATCGTTCGCTCAGGACTCCGACGTGATCCTGATCGTAGAGGCGTGCCCCGAGCCTAATAAAGATGTATCTAAGTTCCATGCTGATAAGGTCAGGTCTGGTCCTAAGACCGCAACGTATGTTCGTATCGGGTGGGACGTAGGCGCTATCACCGAGGTAGATCCTGCTCTCATTGGAATTGATACCAGTAGCATTAACGCCGGTCCTCAGACCCCTAACGAGGGCCTGCGCTGATGGATCTCATACCTATTCTTCAGGAGCTTGGCATTAAAGGATTACGCCAGCGTGGTGATGAGATATCTGGGCTGTGCCCGGGCCATTACAAGATGCTTGGGCGGGAGGATAACCACGCTTCGTGGGGTATCAACGCCGAGACTGGTCTCCATCAGTGCTTCTCTTGTGGATATAAGGGGACCATTGTAAGCCTCTATACCGATATAACCGGGAACCTTCCTAGCGACGAGCTTATGGGTCAGGCCGCTCTTGGTACGCTGTTTAGCGCTGTAGCTGAGGAAGAGGAGACTATTGAGCCAGAGCCAGACTGGTATCCCGGAGACCTTGTTGATCTTTCCAGCCAGATGCTTCAGAACAGGTTCCTGACTCTGGAATCTACTCATGCGTACGGGGTCTTCTTCGATAAGAGTCGGTCCTGCATCTATGTCCCTATCATTTCTGAGGACGGGGAGCTACTAGGTGCTCAGTACAAGCAGCTAGGTGGGGTTTCCAACCTGCCTCCAGATGTGCCTAAGTCTCACACGTTATTTGGACTAGATCAGGCTAGAGGCAAGTGGATGGATGTAGTGGCTCTAGTAGAGTCACCCTTAGACGTAGTTCGTCTCCATGTGGCGGGTATCCCAGCGGTATCTAGTTATGGTGCAGGGGTATCTAAGGCTCAGTCCATCCTCTTGAATCGATATTTCACTGTTGTAGTTAGGGCGCTGGATAACGATGACGCCGGTCGTCAGGCAGATGGCGTGGTTGAGGCCATGCTGTCCCGACTTGGTTGCCCCTCGGTCAAGTTCTCATATTCCCAGCTATTCGACGATGAGGGTAATCCTGCTAAGGACCCCGGCGATGTGTCTAGTAACGAGGCTCTGAAGGCTGCGTGGGATCGTTCCCAGCGGGTCATGGTGTGATCACTTTAAGGCCGTACCAAGAAGACGCTATCCAGATGGGGGTAGACCGGGGGAGCATTCTGCTTGCCCTGACCATGGGCGCAGGGAAGACTGCAGTGGCCCTTATCACCGCTCAGCGCTTACGAGACAAGTCTCCCGGTATCCAGACCATTGTGTTCTGCACTAACAGCTTGAAGTACCAGTGGGTGTCTGAGATAGCTAAGTGGGATATCGGGGCTACGTCTGTAGTCATCGATGGTACTAAGGCGAAGCGCCGTAAGCAGTATGAGTCTGCGGCGGATGTTGACTATGTGATCCTCAGCTACGACATGCTTATTCATGACTGGGCCGAGATCGTTCGAGATCTCCGGTGCGATGTCTTGATAGCCGATGAGTGCACCATGATCAAGTCGTTTCAGGCCAAGAGGTCTAAGCGTTTGAAGACGCTGGCTAAGCGGGCTAGCCACCGGATTGGCCTGTCTGGTCAGCCTGTGGAGAACCGTCCTGAGGAACTCTTCTCTATCATGGAGTTTGTAGACCCTGAGGTACTTGGCTCGTTCCCTAAATTCGACCGTACCTTTATTGAGCGTGATTCGTGGGGCAAGCCTCAGTTCTATAAGAACTTGAACGTGCTTCATGACCGCTTAGATACCGCTATGTACCGAAAGTCTCGTGCTGATATAGCCGAGTTTCTACCCCAGCGACAAGAGACAGACTTGCCTGTAAGGCTAGACCCTAAAAGTGGTTCTCTGTATGAGTTTATTCGGAAAGATACCTTGGCTCTTATAGAGGATGCTGCTGAGGATGCAAGCTTTCAAGGGTTTGATCTGCTAGCTCACTACGGTAGGGCTGACTCAGCTGATGGGGGCTGGCTCAAGGGTCAGATCATGTCCCGAGTGACCTGTATGCGGCTGCTCGTTAATCACCCATCGCTGCTCCTAGCATCTGCAGATGACTTTGATAACGAGGACACTGCCTCCGGCAGTGCATACGCTTCTGTTCTTCTTGCAGAAGATCGCCTGAAGTCGCTGCCTAACTCGTCGGCTAAGTTAGACGCTTTGTTAGACACCGTTACCGAGATATTTGCTGAAGAGGGTAACCAGAAGATAGTCATCTTCTCAGGGTTTAAGCCCATGTTGGGGATTATCGGGGATGCTCTAAAGGCTCAGAAGATTGGGTATACCTCTATGACTGGGGATACGGCAGCAAAGGTACGTCACGAACGTATTACTAGGTTCAATACTGATCCCAAGTGTCGGCTGTTCCTTAGCTCAGACGCTGGGGCTTATGGGGTGAACCTAGACTCAGGTACCCACTTGATTAACTATGATCTCCCATGGTCGGCGGGAGCACTCCAGCAGCGGGTGGCTAGGATTGACCGTACTTCCACCCTGCATAAGCGTATTGATATCCTCTACCTGTACTCTCAGGGCACTATCGAAGAGCGTCAGTACCAGATGCTTAAAGAGAAGTCTCGGATCGCTGATGCGTTCATAGATGGGGAGGGTTACAGCCCTAAAAGTGGGGTTCTTGACCTAGATCTTTCCTCTCTTAAGGAATTTCTTCAAACTAATACAGCAAAGTGAGTTGCTTAGTTGCTTTAGAGCTGTTACTGTCATCTCATCGCAAGTCACCACAAGGAGCACAGCATGTCTAAGTTTGATGTAAGACGTTCACTATCGGAGCACCTCAAGGCCCGTAGGCTGCGGGAAACCGCTGCCAAGTCTGAGGACAAGTACAAGGCCCTGTTAAAGGACTTTCTCCTCGAACAAGGGGACGTAGAAGACCCGGAGAACGGTTCTTACTGGTACCGGTTTAACGATGACGACTTCACTGACGAGCAGGGCGAAGTCATCGCAGCCATCAAGGCCGAGCGTCGCTGCCCCACTAACTTCGATGAGGATGCCGCATGGGCGCTCATCGAGGCCGAGGGGATTGAAGACGAGGTAGTGGTCGTAGAAACTATCAAGACCATTAACGAGGACGCTCTTCTGGCTCTTGCGTTCGCTGGGAAGATCTCAGATGACGCTGTCAGTGCCCTCTACACCCCCGGCAAAGAGACATTCGCATTTAAGGTGGTCCGAGGATGAACCAGCAGAATCGCTTCGATAGCACCGACCCGTCTCAGTCGTTCCCGGGGTTTAGGCCACCAGTTAATCGGCCAGATCCCGAGCCTACTGTTGAAGAGCAGGGTTGGGACTATAAGCCCACCTTCTACTTCATCAACGGGGAGAACCTTGAGTTCTTCACCATAGGCCACCTGTCTAAGGCGCTGAACCGTAGTTCAGTGACCATTCGTTCTTGGGAAAATAAAGGGGTCTTGCCAAGATCCCCGTTCCGTTCCCCAGCTCCTGAGGTTACCCCAACGTACGGAACTGTACCGAAGGGCCGAAGGCTGTGGACTCGTGAGCAGATCGAGGGAATCCTTGAGATCTGCAATCGTTTGCGAGTCATCACAGATGTACATCAGAAACCACCAAATAAACAATTCACGGCTCAGGTAACAGAGTTGTTCCTGTCCATACTCCGTGATCAAACAGCGAAGGACCGCACATAATGTCAGACGAAGAGTTTTACGAAGAAGAAGAGGCTGCGCCTGCTCGCAAGAGCTTTAAGCAGGCCGTGGCTGCTGGGGAGATCACTCCCTTGTCCGATGAGGAAGCTGCCCACAACAGGGAGCAGCGCTCAGCTGTTGCTGGGTCTAATCGACTCTCTGTAGTTAAGGCTGGTTGGGGAGCTATGGATCGCACTGTGAACGCAAACAGTGGCTTTGCATCCTCCTTGAAGATCACGAATGATATCCAGATCGTTAAGTTTCTGGAAGATCAGCCGTATGCCTCGTATTCCCGTCACTGGGTAGAGCGTATGGTTGGCGGAGTTCGCAAGACCCGTACCTACCAGTGCCGCTCCAGTGTCGGAGAGTGCCCCATCTGTGATGGTGGCAACCGTGCCCAGACTGTTATTGCGTTCAACGTAGCGCTGATCGATGCTGACGGGTACCCCACTGTTAAGACATGGGATGCTGGCGCAAAGCCTGCAGCCCTCCTCAAGCAGTACAACAGCGACCCGAAGATCGGTCCCCTCTCTAAGGGCTACTTCGCAGTCAACAAGGTTGGCTCGAAGATGAATACTCAGACCAATATCCTCCCGGTCCGTTCCTCGCTCCTGATGGAGTCATACGATGTGTCCCCAGCCGATCAGGACAGCCTTGATGCGCTAGTTCTCTACACTGCTGCGGATATCGAGAAGCAGGCTGTTTCCCTTAAGGACCTCAAGGAGCTTGCTCTGGAGTTGGCTGACACGGGCGAGTATGCCTGATGAGCCGACCATAACGAAGGTCAAGACTGTTGTGGAGCCGGGGGAAGCACTTCCTCTGGCTCCTCCAGCTCGCCGTGATAACCCGATGGTGGTGTTAACCGCTGATCAGTTAGACGCAGTAGTAGCTGACCTTGAGAGTCATGACAGCTTTGTTGTTGATATTGAAACTATTGGGGGGCTGAACCCTATCCGTAATGAGGTTACTTGGATAGCCATATCTACTGATACGGCTGTGCACCTCATACCGATTAACCACCCTAACGGGGAGATGGTCACTGATGTCTGTCGGCGTCAGGAATATAATCTGTCCACCCGTAGGCCATTGAAGCGTGACCCTAGTCAGATGACTCTAGGCACTCCTCATACAGTTACCCACCCTGCTACGTTTGCTCCTCCGCCTAAGCAGCTTCGCCCAGATGTTGTGTTCGCAGCTCTGCGGCCTATCTTCTTCTCGGATCGGCTAATCATTAACCATAACCTGAAGTATGACCTTCATTCTATGGCTAAGTACTGGGGCGGGGAGATCCCTCCGGGTCCTTATGCTGACACCCTCGTGGGTATCCACCTGCTAGATGAGTCTCGGCTTCAGAAGGGTCTCAAGCCTGTTACCCGTGAGTGGTACCTTGGCATCCGGTCCTCAGATCGTGCCGTAGCCCAGAAGTTCTATCCAGAGATGGGTAAAGCCGGTGTAGAGAACTTCTCCCTAGCCGACGCCGCTCGCTACTGCGCTCAGGACGTTACGTTCACCCACCGCCTGTACCGTCGAATAATGCGGGTCATGGCCGAGGAGGATCTACTTGCGGCGTGGGATCTTGATATGAGTCTGTATGGCCCTTTGATGGGCATGGAGCAGGCCGGTATTATGATTGATAAGGGCGCTGTTTCTCGGCTAGACACTCATCTAGCTCTAGAGGTTAAGCAGCTAGAGGTGGACGTAGCCCGCATCTGCGGAGTTAAGTTCCCGCTGACTAACCTAGCTGCTAAGCGTAAGTTCCTATTCGGGCCAGTGTCCGAGGGCGGTCAGGGTCTTAAACCTTTAGGGCAGACGCCAAAGGGTCTAGATAAGCTAGATGCCGGTATCCTAGCTAAGTACGCTGATACCAACGAGCTAGCTGCATTGTTTAAGACTCACACTGAGCTAGCTAAGCTTCACACTGCATTTGTGAAGCCATTCTCCAAGGGAGATATCCTAGACGGTGGTCGAGTCCGGACTAGGTTCAACCTGCATCGCACAGACACAGGACGACTTAGTTCTTCTGAGCCGAATCTCCAGCAGATCCCGGTCAGGAGTGATCTGGGCAAGAGCTTCAGAGAATGCTTTGTAGCCGACCAGAGTAAGGGCCGCATACTTGTAGTGGCTGATTACTCCCAGATTGAGCTTAGAGTTGCCGCCCACGTTTCGGGAGATCCTGAGATGGTTCGAGTCTTGTCGACTGGTGAGGATATTCACCGGGCAGCTGCAGCAGGAGCACTCCAGAAGCCCATGGAAGACGTTACTGATGAGGAGCGGTCTGTAGTAGGCAAGGTAGTTAACTTCCTCATTATCTATGGCGGCGGTGCTAAGAAGCTGCAGCAGAGTGTGCATCGTCCTCTTCAAGAGTGCGAGGACATCATCAATAGCTATTTCGAGGCTTTCGGTGGACTCCAGCGGATGAAGTCTCAGATCATTCACGATGCTGTTAGGAATGGGGACCGTAGCTCCCCTACACTGCATCCTCCTTATGTGGTCATTCCACCTACTGGTCGGCGGCGCAGGCTCCCGGGCCTATTTAGCGATAATGAGTACGATGTGCAGCGTGCGCAGAGGCAGGCAGTAAATGCCGTGATCCAAGGGTTTGCTGCCAACATCATGAAGATGGCTCTAGTGGATGTTTCTAAATCAGTATGCTCGGGGGACACCCGTATGCTATTGACAGTCCATGATGAGATCGTGGTAGAGACCTCAGTAGATAAGTCAGAAGAGGTACTAGCGCAGTTACTTCATGTAATGGGTAACGTATCGCTAGGAGATGGCACGCCAGTTCTCGGGAAGGTTCCGCTGCTGGCTGAAGGAGGGATTGGGTATACATGGGTAAGTGCGAAGTAACTACGAATCAAGGTGGTGGTTGTAATGGCCGGTGACTCTTCTGGGTGGTACGCCCGTAATGTTGGCTCTCGTGTAGCTCAACATACGCAGCAACAGCAACAGCAACAGCAAGCTCCGCCGCCTCAACAGCAGCAATACGTCCAGCCTCAGCAGCAGTATGTTCCCCCGCCCCAGCAGCCTGCGCTTAATAATGTCCATGACCCTGCGCTTAATAATGTCCATGACGTGGTCGCAGGTATGGCACAATGGCAAGGCGGGGAAGCTACCCGAACAGAAACGCAGCGTTGTCCAAAGTGTGGCGGGAACCACTTCTTTAGCCGTGCGCAGGGGACCCATCGTGGCCCTCCACCGGCACCATCATGTTTCGATTGTGGCTACTCCGGTGGTCTGTTTGAGCAGGGTGACCCTTCCAACTACTCAGGAGTATCCTAGTGAGCGTCAGACAAGACCTATTAAAGGCCGTAAATAAGAAGTACGGGGATGAGACCCTGATTAGCGGGTCTGACCTGAAGGATCGTGTAGTGCAGCGCATTACGACTGGATCGCTGTCGTTCGATCTAATGCTCGGAGGGGGATGGCCAGTAAATCACTGGAATGAGGTCATCGGGCAGCCATCGTCTGGTAAGACCGTTCTGGCAATGAAGACTGTTGCCGCCAATCAGGCTAAGGACCCTAACTTTGAGACACTGTGGATAGCCGCAGAGGACTTTGTGTCTGGCTGGGCTGAGACAGCTGGCATGGATCTCAACCGGGTTGACATCATCGAGACCAACGTCATGGAGCATGTCTTTGAGATCATCGTGCAGGCCCTAGATGTTCGTGCCTACGACTGCATCGTTATTGACTCCTACCCTGCCCTAGTCCCCGGTGACGAGGCTGAGAAAGAGGTTAAGGACGCTGGGGTGGCTCTCGGGGCTAAGTTGTCGGCCAAGTTCTACCGCAAAGGTCGCAAGACCGGCAGGCGTTCCCTCATTGAAGATGATCGCCAGTGGACTGGGATTGTTATTAATCAGTGGAGGGAGAGCATTGGGGTTATGTTCGGAGATCCTCGGACAACTCCCGGTGGCAAGGCCAAGGACTATGAGTACTTCACTCGGGTCGAGGTAGCTCGGGATGATTGGATCATCAGTGATTCTAAGTCCCGTGTGGGTATCACCATGAAAGCCAAGACTATTAAGAATAAGACTGCCCCTGTATTCCGAGCAGGAGCTGTTGACTTCTACTTTGAGAACGTGCCCGGTTTCGCTGCTGGTCAGTTTGATTCAGTTAAAGAACTATTTAATATCGCAGTTGCGTACGGGATTATTGAGCGTGGCGGCAGCACCTACTCGTACCTCGGTGACCGTATTGGTAAGTCCAAGGACGAGTCGCTGATGGTCCTCCGGTCTACCCCAGACTTGTTTAAGTCCGTGGAGTCTGAGGTTAGGTTCCATGCTGCACCATTGGCTAAGGATGCCTGACTTTAAAGCGATACGGATAAAGTCAGATAAGCAGGAGGATCGCCTTGCCAAGATGCTCGGCGGGCGGGTTAATCCCGGCTCCGGATCTGGATGGAGGAAGCGTCAGGACGTGAGAAGTCCCGGATACCTCTGGGAGATGAAGCGTACTGACAACATCAAGTCGATATCTATCCGTGTTGATGCCTTAGAGCAGCTTCGGAAGCATGCCTTGTTAGATGACCGGATTCCTGCAATGCATATAGAGATCGGTAATCGCAAGTATGTGTTACTGCATGAGGATGACTTTCTAGAGATAAGTGGGTTGGAGGATATAGATGGTTGATATACGAAGAAATAGCTTCAAGGCTACTGGCGAGACCCTGTTGCCCCAGATACGCAGACATGCCATGAGGGAGGCTGCAGTAGTCGACCCTGACAGGGACATGTCGTTCGTGCATCCATCTGAGATGGTTAAGGCTGATTGGTGTCCTCGTAGGCCCTACTTCCGGATCATCGGTGAGGATGCTAAGAACGTCAAGCCCATCGGGTTCCAGCTGGCTAACGTATTCGCAGAGGGTCATGCTATCCACCGTCGGTGGCAAGGGTGGCTCCGTGACATGGGCATACTTTGGGGTAAGTGGAAATGCATGTCATGTGATGATGTGTTCTTCGCCCTCTCTCCTGAGACCTGTCGCTGTGGCGGCAAGGTGGAGTACCGGGAGGTCCCGCTCTATAGCGAGAAGCATCACATTATTGGCCACGCCGATGGTGCGGTCTTGTGTGAGGATGGGAAAGTTCGGCTCATCGAGATTAAGTCTGTAGGGATCGGTACCGTCCGGTTCGAGGCTCCGTCGTTGTTCAACCAGTTCACTTCGGGCGACCGTACTCTGGACGAGCTGTGGTCGGCCATCTCTAGGCCACTACCGTCTCACCTTAAGCAGGGGAACCTATACCTGTCCCTAGCCCCAGAGTGTCACGAGTACCTGAAGGACACCGACGAGATCATATTCCTGTACGAGTGGAAGCCTACGCAGGCTGCTCGGGAATTTAAGGTTAAGTACAACCCTGATCTAGTGTCATCGCTACTAGAAGACGCCCACACTGTCGGGGCGTCAGTGCGTGCTGGATCTCCTCCTGAGCATCCTCACTGGGCAAGTGCGGGTGGCCCAGTATGTAAGTCATGTGAATATGTAGATGTGTGCTGGGGATCTAAAGAACCAAGGAGCAAGGATGCTGAGGAAACAGTCAAACGAGGAGTTAAGCGGTCAACCGGGGCTAAACGACGTAAGGTTGTGGGACCGGCCAAGTGACGATATCCCTGAGGTCCCGGCGGATATCACTGATCTGCCAGACAGGGCGCTCATGTCAGTGTTCTCCCGCTATGTTGCATGGGAGAACTTCATTGCAGAGGAACTAGTCCGGGCGGAGGTCGAGGAGCTTCGGGCTACTAACTCTCTAAAGATAGCTGAGGCTAGGTTCCTGTCTTTGTTTACTTCAGACAAGAAGTCGCCCACTGTCACTGAGGCTAAGTCTGCTGCCAAGCTTGACCCTGTGGTAGAGGCTGCGTCTGACCGTCTAGTCATGGCCTACGCACTACGCAAGGTTCTTTCTGAGCAGCAGGGCAGCCTCGCTAGGACAGCATCGTTCATCAGCCGGGAGTTAAGTCGTAGGATCGGTAGAGATCCCGTAGACCGTCGTAACGATAGAGGAACTCCATAGTGGCTAAGAGAAGTCCCCAGTCCGCAAAGCGGTGGGGTGTTGACACCGAGGTGAAGATGGTTACCCACCTTCAGCAGGTGTGGGGGCTTCTAGTGGAGCGCCGGAGATTAGAAGGCGTTCTAGATCGTGGAGATATTGCTGGCATTAGGAAGGTAGTTGTCGAGGTAAAGGCAGCCACTGGAGACACCGCTTCTATTTCTACATGGCTTAATGAGTTAAAGGCCGAGGTTAATAATGATTCTGCAGATATTGGCTTTATTGCAGCTCGCCCGAGGGGTAAACCTGACCCTAAAGATTGGTACGCAGTCTTACCTTTAACTGATCTTTTATCCCTTATGGAGTCAGTTGGCTACTTTAATGCTGATCGTGTGATTAGGATGGGGGATATCTCTAGTGACACCGATTGAGGGACCTACTGTGGAATCTGCTGAACTACTCCCCGACGGGACCTCTCCGGGTCCCTACCCAAAGATGCTTCGAGTATCCTCCAGCACTGCTCCTCAGGCTGCAGCTACTGCTATCTTCCGGGCTGTTTGTGACACTCAGGTCTACCCAGAGATCCGGGCTATTGGCCATGGTGCAGTCGGTCAGGCTGTAAAGGCCCTAGCTATTGCTCGTGGCCACCTTGCCCAGAAAGCTATTGACCTCGCCTTTATTGTTGGGTTTGAGACCATCACCGATAATGAAGGTAAGGAAATAAGCGCCATCTTGTTTAAGACATTTCAGCGCTAATGGCTGACTTCGCAGGGATATACGAGGCGAAGGCAGTCAGTACGCTGGATGGGGATATATTGGTGGTTATCCCTCAGGTGTGGGGAGAGGAGTCAGTCCCTCTTGCAGGGTCTGCCGGAATGCAGCCGTCTATAGGTTCAAAGGGATATGTGTCATTTATCTCCGGGGAGCGTGAGTACCCTGTGTGGATGGGTGACGAGACTAGCGTGTACTGCTTCTAGGGTATAGTCGTGTCATGTCTGAAGTAACTATCGAACAGATCCTGCCCGAGCTAGGGAAGATTATCGGGGACTCCATCGTAGAGGCTGTAGCTTTGAAGATAGCCTTAGCTGATACTCAAGCTCAGCTGGCAGCTGCAGAGCAAACTCTTGAACTCATAGCGGAGTCTAACCAGACGGAGTAGCATACCCATATGGCTTCCTTCACGCAGTGGCAGCAGAGCGGTGCTTATCCCGCAGGGGATGCCCCATTTCGTGCTGCTGAAGTCGCTGGTCCGCAGCCGTTCTTCCACGATCCGCTGGATGCTGCTCGGGCCATGCATCGCCGGACCCCTGATGCCCAGTACCCAGACGGGTACGTCGGCACAGTCCAGACTCGTCGTCAGGATCGACTCCGAGAAGGTCTCAGAGAGCGTTCAGATAATAAGCCGTACTCCCGGGGAGTACATAAAGGCGAACGCTTAGATGGCAGGGACTATTTCTGGCCCGCAGAGATGCAGCCCACTGATGGACTGCTGGCTCAGTCTCTTGGTAAGCGGTATGTCCCCCCGGGCATTCTTATGGAAGCTGGGATGGCTCCGATGACTCAAGGGGCTAAGGTTCCAATGACAGGGGATCTCGCCAGAGTCGGTATTAAGGGGACTCCGGGCAGAACTGGCACTGTGGAATGGGATCAGCATAATCCTGATAGGGCAGCCCAGCTGCGTCATATGGCTCCCCCATGGAGCGGACCCGGAATGGGCGTAGGCATGGCCTACCCCGGTCGATAATGTCTATCCGTATTGATCAGGAGGGTTATGGCGATCTAGTAGACGCTGTTGCCTCCGGTGCAGAGACTTCTGGTGCCCTCATAGTGCAGCAGAACAGCGGACCAGTATCCCCGTGGATGATTGGTCCATCAGCTACTAAAGAGTCCTACATCGTCTCTGAGGCCATGCGGGTAGCAGAGATCCCTGCTGACGAGATTCGCAAGATTAAACCAATGGTCCCCCAGCTGCTCTTTCCTGACCCTGAGGTTGCATATAACCGGGAACCTCTCACTATTGAGGGGCTGTTCGAGATGGACAGATGGCGGCCTTCAGTGCGTTCTTGGACGAGTGGTACCTCTCAACCAGTGCGCAAGGTTGACATGGAAGAGGATGTGTGGAGTGGTACCCTTAGGAACGCATCTAGCTCTGTAAACCCCATGATGTAGTAGGAGTCTGAAATGACGGTAAACCGCTCACGGTCGATGACCGAAGAACTTGAACTTGGTATCATCGAGAACTCATATATCCGCCTTGCTCCTAACCGTGGTGGGGTAGTCGAGGAGACTCACCCCGAGCGCCTAGAATGGCCCCGTTATATCAACGCCGAGCGGTTTGTTCCTGACTCTGGTTGTAACTGCTCACACCCCGATGAGGCCCTCACTCGTGGGACTGCTACTTCGCAGTCCATGGCTACCCGTAGATTCTGATAGTCTTACCATTTCACCGTTTCACTTATTGTTTGGAGTACATCTACTGTGCCACGCGTCGTTTCATGCTCTATCTGTAGCGTTCTAGAGCGGGTCCCCGATCCACCGCCAGATGTCCCCATGGTCCCTGCCCGTTGGGCGTGGCAGGAGGATGGCCGTGAGGAGGAGCACATCTTCAAAGATGATGACGGGGAAGTCATCATGGTCGCTGAGTATGACCCGCTCATGGATGACTTCGTGGAGCGCCATACTCATGGTCGACCTGATACCGACAGTATCGATTACATTCGGTCCTTCTCAGTTAGTCAGGAGACTTGGGATCGGGTAGACGTAGTCACCCAGATCAAGGCTGAACTGTCTGAGGCTACTGGTGAGCAGTTTGCGGAGTCTGAGCACTACAAGACTGGTGCTCTCCAGTGCTACAACGCTCACGGTAACCCTGATAATAAGCGCCGATGTAACGATGTATTCAGTGATGACAAGCGCATTGGCCGGTCTACCGGCGTGCCTAAGAAGCATCAGATGTATGTCTGTCATATGTGCCCATACGTCCAGACCTACGTTGTGGCTGAGCTAAGGAATCGGGCCAAGTTGTATGACCCAAAGGCTGTAGCAGCTATGTCTAAGGTTATGGCCCAGAAGAAGAGGCGTTCTAAGCGCTAGAGCTTAGGCTCGGCAAGGGGTAGGCTATTACCGTGAGCATACATGGGGTCATCTCTTCTTACTTTGGCGATAATGAGCTAGATGTCGGCAAGAGCGTCACTTGGACTCAGTTATTCTGTGACACTGAGTTCATTCTGGATGCCCAGCGGGGAGATACTATCCGTCGGTTTGTAATTGACTGGTCAAAGACTTTCCCCGAGGCTGAATTCAGTTATAAGGCTGGGACCAATTTCTTGGCCAGTCAATCAGAAGCCGCTGACTGGCGTAAAGCGTCGTTTAATAAGGCGGACATTAAGTTTGGGTATTCCGATGATGACTGGGTCGTGTTTGTAGATGCTACCGAAGGCTTGTCCGTAGATGATCAGTTTCCCCCTGAAAGCTTCGTGGAGACCTATGATGGGAATCCATTTAAGGCTTACATATTGGGCGAAATAAGTAGCTCAGGCCCTGACGCAGATATGTTGTATATGCCGGTATGGGCGTATACTCGGGACTCCTCGCCTTTCAAAGTATTTAGTATAATCGATCAGTCTTTAGAAGATTATTTAGACTTGTTAGCCTTATCTCCGGGGTCAATTCCTTCTGGTATATACGCAGGCGTATCTGCAGCTGTGCTTCGGGCAGCTAATACTACAGAGACAGTCTCTGCGCATAGTTACTACACTTATGCGGGCTTCCTGCCTCGGCTAATTAAGGTGAGCGCCCTGCGGTCTCCCGGGTTTGATTGGAGTATTCTAGACACCTTTGTTGAGGTTGTACCAGACGAGCCTAGCTCCGCAGAGTGTCAGGAGTATCTGTCTCTTATCAGCTATGCGTATGCTAGGTGGGCAGCTCCAGAGGATATCGATCAGGAGACTGGACTAGCTATCAGCGAGTCAACTGACATTGGGTACCAGATGAGGCAGGCTATCAGTGAGGTTCGTCCGATAGCTGGGCTAGAGACGGTTTCGTGGGCTGTTGCTGACGATGTAGATGAGTCCGCACCCAATCAACTGTTAGCCGATTACAGCGACCCTAGAACCAAGTTCGGTCTGGACGCTACGCCCGGTCCACAATTCAGTACTGCGTTTAACAGCAGCACGTTGAACTTTAACCGGCGAGAGGTTCCTCCAGATCCCGACGCATGGACCGCCGATATTGAGCTACTAACTCCTCTATATGAGACTACGTTTCGAGGCAATCCTAGAGAAGGTATTTTCTATCTGGATAAGACTATTGGTCCTATCCCTTGGGATGAGGTGACTGGGCAGCCCGCTATAGATCCAGCTACATGGGACTATCGTACGATGCTTGACTCCAATCCTAAGATAGGCTCCTGACATGATAGTCATGGCGCTGGACGGACTGCTTTGTCCCGCTGGCAAGGACATCCGGTCAGCTGCTCCTAATGATGCAGGTAAGTCATCATATGCATTAGCTACATCATCGGGAATCCCTGTGACCTTGATTAGCGACCAAGAGCGGGATGATCGAGTTACAGACTGGCTTAACCTAGAAGGGTTCTATACCCATGTGGCGGTCATGGTTCGGGGCATATCGCCAGTAACATTCTTAGAGCACAAGGTGAAGTCCATTATCCACTTGTTGTCTCTAGGGTACGGCATCAAGTTCTATATAGACTCAGACATTGAAGCTATTAGGGCGATATCCGCTCTAGGAGTCCCTTGTCTATTTATGCTCAGCCCCGGTGGCCCTGTTGGAAAGATCCATGTGGACCAAGAATATATGCCTTGGACTGATATGGTTAATGACTTACAGGATCGATCCCAGATACAGGCCAACAAGACCAAGAGTATTCTGGATATACAGGAGGCACTCTAATGGGAGCTAGACTAGACGCATTTTCTGCTGGAGCAGGCCAGATGGCCGCTGGCGCAGGTCAGAGGATGTCCAGTGCAGCTGCAGCGGGTAAGGACTTTGCGGGGTCTATGGGTGACGTAGCTAGCTTCTCTGGGGGCATGGGCAAGAAGGCGCTCGATATCGGTATAACTATGGCAGGTAACGCCGCACAGAATAAGATCTCCCAGTTTCAGCAGGGTCTAGGTCAGGTTGATCTGAGCAATGCTGGCCAGTCTATAAAGGGTGGAGTCCAGTCAGTCGGGAGTGAGCTTAAGTCTCCCGGGTCTTCTGGGGACTACCGAGCGCATGAGATGGTCGGTCGCCTTAATGAGGCCGGTCGGACCATCGGTGCTGAGCTAGATACCCTTGGAAGGACAGCAGCGAATGCGGGCAACACCATGGAGCCTAAGGGTCTCAGTGATGGTCCATATGGGCCGTATCAGGGTGACTTTAACCGGTCACGGGTAGCAGCTGATGAGCGCCTTCCCGGGGTCATGAGTCCTAAGAAATACGGCAAGTTGTCCAAGCCCAAGATAGCCTCTCAGCAGGCCCAGCTCGCACAGCAAGCTCAGGACGCTCGTGATAAGAAGCGGAAAGATGCTCAGGAAGCTGCTCGTGTTAAGAAGTACGGTCCCGATAAGAAGGCTGAACGGGATCGTAAGGCTAAAGATGCAGAAGAGCAGCGTCGTAAGCAGCGCGCTGAGGGCGCTCAGCAGGGTCCGAGTGGTTTAGAGAAGCTTATTGGTGATCCTGCTAATCCCGCTGATCCTAACGCTCCCGCTACTCCTGCCGAGGGCTATGTACCACCTAACCCTCAGGGTGTTAACGCATTATTTGACCCCAATGCTGGACTTACTCCTGAGCAGGTAGCCTACCGTGACGCCATGGGGAACTCAGATCCTGATGCAGTTGGCGATACACCTGCCGTACCTAATGGGCCTAGTTCTCCTCAGGTTCCCGGTACTCCGTTCGACTGGAGTCAGGATCAGCCAGACTTTGGACCCGCAGGGGAAGACCCGGGTACCACTAGTGGTCCCAGTGGCCCTAAGCCGACGCCGAGCAGCCCTGCAGCGCCTGCAGCTGAGCCGGTAGCAGCTACCGGTAAAGAGCCAGTAGCTCCCAAAGATAAGCCCAAGACTCCTAAGAAAACGACTAAGTCTGAGTCTGAGGATAAGCCTAAGCCTAAGGCTAAAGGTGGTCGTCAGGGTGGGCTTCCCAAGGGCAAGCTTGCATCAACTCAGGCTTCGGGGAAGTCAAACATTGGTAACTACCTTCTAAACCCCGTTCTAGACCCCAATGGTGATGGCAAGCCTGACATTCCACCACAGGATGCCTAATCGTGACCTCTATCTGGTTAACCGGGGCTGAGAATCCTCGGCAGCATCACCACCTATCGTCTGAGGCTCCCCGAGTTGCATTCAACGTAGCTGCTTGGACTCGTAACTATCGCTCTAGCTGGGAGCTAGCCTTCGAGCCTGAAGAGTGGGTAGCTTGGACTGATTCAGTATCCTCATCTATCGAGGATCTAGCCGACGCTATTGAGTGTATGGGTACCTACCCGAGCCTCATCATTGGCCCTGAAGAATGGTCAAACGCTGAGATGTACCTACCCCTGTGGAACGGTGAGGGGGAGCTGCCTAGGCAGTTTATTGAATCCGGCCTTGTGGTGACTGACCGAGTATTCAAGGACTCGACGCTGAATCGCAGGGTGCTGTCTGCTAGGAAGCGGGATTCAGTCCTTGGAGTGATTACCGGGAAGAGCGTTGGGGTTAATAAGTACGATGTCCTTGTATCATCCGCATGGTGGTCTGTCCAGAAGCATGGAGAGACTCAGGTATGGGACGGTAACAAGATATGCAGGTATAGCGCTACATCTAAGTCCGAGGTACGTCAGAAGCACGCCGAGGACATTGAGAACTTAGGTGTCGATGTGAGCGCCGTGCTTGTTGATGACCCTGATGCTGTGACACTTCTAGCTATCCGGTCTTGGACTGCCTTTGAGGATTCCGCAGACAACACCTCTGAGACCCCTCCTATAGTAACTAACCCGGTCATAATCCACTCGCCAGAAAGCGGCACCGAGCCTCGGGTACTTGATACACCCCCCGGTAGAAAGCGGCACGTCCTACCTGTTATCAGTGCATTCTTGGAACAGTCCACGGACCTTCAGGGGGTCTCTGAAGAGAACATCATCATCGAGTCCGTGCACGAGAGTCTGCGCCAGTGCAACAACTGCTACCTGTCAGATTCTTGTCCAGCGTCTGAGCCAGATCAGTCCTGTGCGTACTCAATCCCTGTCGAGATTCGGACCAAAGACCAGCTCCAGAGAACACTCCAAGCGGTGCTAGAGATCCAGACCCAGCGGGTGCTCCAAGCCCGATTTGCCGAGGAGATTACTGGGCAAGAGCTATCCCCAGAGGTTGGGCGAGAGATGGATCGGATGTTCAGTCTGACCTCCAAGATGCAAGATGTCTTGGACTCTAGGGATACCCTCAGAGTGAGCTTGGAAGCTCGTGGCACTAGCGCCGGTGGTGGGGCACTTTCTCGCCTCTTCGGGTCAGCCGTAGGCAACGCATCTCTCCAGCTTGAGGATGCTATCCCGTCCGATGACATCCTTGACGCTGTGGTTAGCGGATGATTCCTAAAGCAACTACGAACCCTGCCAGAGACCTGCCAAGGGGTGTGTACCGCACTTCATGGGGTAATCGGTTCGTGGCCGAGGTGACTCGGGGTGGCCAGAGATTCTATCTTGGAACATTCTCTGACGCTGAAGATGCCTCTCTAGCGAGGGCTGAAGCCGTCGCTCAACTGTCTGAGGGTTAACTGCTCCGGCCAGCTACTCTCCACCGTGGGCGGGTGTCTACGCTCTGCGCTCCGGGAGTCTGATTGCCCCCGAGGGTGGGTCGGCAGACCGCTGCCTGATTAGATCCTCGGATGATGTGAGCAGCCGGGTCATCGGTTGAGCAGATAGCCCCACCACGAACCATCTTGATCGCTTCTGCAGGATTCTGAGCGTCAGGGATCGTCTTATAGCGGGCCTTTGATGAAGGGCGTAGCTCTCGACTGGGCATGGCTGGAGTCTACTGACATTTGCTTCGCATGTGGTAGCGGTGGCGTGATATAAATGGTCACGGTCAGTTGTGCCGCCTACCTTGGGCAGTGCTTCAGCTCTGATCGAGAGGGCCGGGTCACTCCGGCCCTCGCTCATCTCTCAAAGAATCTCAGATAAAGAGTTGACATCCATCACACAACCTGATTAACTGAGTATCAACAGCGAGGAGATCCCCTCCTCGCCCCAGATAAAGGGAGCACCACTGATATGCCAGAAGTGATCGAAATCGAGATATGCGCCACCTGCGAGGAGACGATCCCCGACGGAGCAGAGAATGAGTGCGAGCTGTGCAAAAAGCCACTCTGCTCTGGGTGCGCCGACAGTGGGTACTTCGAGACCCACGCACAGACTTGGCAAGACCCCGCCGAGGCTGTCTCACTATGTGCAGATTGCACCCCACGAGAGGATGACTGATGAGCTTTCCAAACCCAGAGAATCCGGCAGATGACATCCGAGAGTTTCTCACCGAGATGCGTGAGATATTCAGCGGTGTTGCTGGCCAGCAGATGCTGCCGTCCCACATGGACTATGTGATCGCCACCTACCGCCGCCACGGCATGTTGGCTGAAGCCCGAGAGCTTGACATCTCCCGCAATGGCAGCGACGCCTACCTACCCCTCAACGCTGACGGGGAATACATCGCTACCGACGAACTATTACTACTACCCAGAGAAGAGTACTGATCATGGAAGACGAAGAAGTAATCGCAAGGGTCGACATCGCTGCCAACTGTCGGAGGATGGATCTGGCTCTCCGGCTAGCGTCGGGAACATACTCGGAGCTAGAGATCCTCAAGAAGATTGAGGAAGAGGTTGCAGTGTCAATCTCTACCGAGCGGTTGATGGTAATCGCAGGCATCGAGCGCAATGGGAGGCAGAGCAATGACGACCGTTAATTCTAATGACAAGATCGTAGCCGCCGCCACCCTAGGCCATGAGTTTATAGCTGACCTAGCTATCCGCTCCGATGCTGCCTATCTCATCCGAAACGGGGTGCCAATCGAGGAGGTCTCCGGAAGGCTTATCCGGTACCAGCGATACGTCTTGAACTGGGGTGCCATTGTGTTCTGGCTCTGGTTCTGGGCAGCATGTGCACTAGGTGCTGGCATCCGATTCCTCATAGTCTGGGCAGGCATGTTCGTCGGTCGGCAGGACCTCAACCCCATCTTGCTCTGGGAGGGAACCATTCTCTTCACCATTGGCCTAGGCACCTACTACATGACATGGCTCAAGCTCATCCAAGCGTGGCGTCGAGCCTGCGCCGGAATTCCCGAGGTAGATGCTCGCCACAAGTGGAGGATGTACTGGGACAAGGAGCGAGGCAGCAATGTCGGTTTCTCCGCAGATCCTAAGGACCCATTGAGGTTACTCCTTGGACTAGCAATCGCATTCACTCTGGGATCGTTCTACCTGCTCCTCATTGCCATCCAGATCATCACTGGTCTGGGCGAACTACTCCGAGAATTCGGTCTAATTCACTACCTTGGGATGCACTGATGAGTGATACACCAGAGATCGTCCACCAGATAGAATCCTCGCTCCTGCAGGGTGCCCTTACAGGGTTCCTTGCAGGGACCACATCGGTCACCGAGATGGGCATCCTCGCTGTAGCTGACCTGCACCGTCAGCGCAGGATTCAAGAGGTTGTAGCCAAGATGGCTGCAGAACAGGGCTTGGAGCTTCCAGATAAATAACTTGACACCTAGATAACATCTAGGCTCTACTAGCTGACTTACCCGGGGCACCGTGCTCCGGACAAGAGATAAGGATTACACCGTGACTACCACCGAAAAACTACTCATTAAAAGCTGGGCCAAACTGAGAGGCGAAGACCTACGGGGAGCCGATCTGCGGGGAGCCGACCTCAGCCATGCTGACCTACGGGAAGCCGACCTTCAAGGCGCTGACCTCACCGGAGCCAACCTAAAAAGCGCCGACCTCACTAGTATCAATCTAGACGGCGCTAATTTGACCGACGCCAACCTGTCGGGCGCTAATTTGACTAGAGCCGACGTTACTAATGCCACTCTTAGCTCGGGCACTGATTTCACAGGTGCACGGCTTTGGGGATCTGACTTTGAAGGCTGCGACGCTTTCTATGCTGTTGTCCGTGATACCGACTCTTGGTATCAGAAGGAAGACTGATCGCAGTATCTCTGGGAGCAAAACCATTAGCACTTGGCGTTATCACCCAATCTGCTCCCAGAGATGCTGTCCCACAAACAATTCCAAACAATCTTTAGAAATGTCTTGACACGTTGAATACATCCGTGCCAATATGAATACCAACAGCGAGGGAGACCTACTCCCCGCACCTAGCAAGGAGCACCACCCATGACCTTTATCGATCTGGCTAACAAGAACCTCACCAACCATGATTTCACAGGAGCCAACCTGATCTTCGCTGACTTTAACGGCGCATTTCTAAACGACGCCAGCCTGACCGGCGCTAACCTGACCGGCGCTACCTTTGAGGGCGCAGACTTCAGCGGCGTCCGATCAGGTGGGGTCACTGGTAAGCCAGCCGTATTGCCTACCGGATGGAAACTAGTCAACGGCTACCTCATCGGAAACAACGCTAACCTGTTCGAGGCCGACCTGAGGTGGGCCGACCTGACCGGAGCCAAGCTGGGCTTCGCCAGCTTGAGAGGTGCCTACCTGAACGACGCCAGACTGACTAACGCCGACCTACGGGGTGCCGACCTGATCGACGCCGACCTGACCGGAGCCATCCTTGACGGAGCAGATTTCAGCGGAGCGACGTTCAGCCTCGCATCTATCCGCACCCTCTCGGTCAATTCGGCGTACATCCTGACTGGTGCCAAGATTAACTAGTCCGCACCAAGAACGCCGCCTTCCTCATACCCGAAGGCGAGCCAGTCCCCAGCACCACCAACCCTTCCTTTTCTCTCTCCCGGTGGTGCTGGGGCAATCTTCTCAACCAACCCGGGGAACAATCCCCACCGAACAGAAAGAGCACCACCGTGCAAGAACCAAGCAACACCAAAGAATTCCTAGACTCCATCGCAGGCTTTCCACAGACGCCAGCAGAGCTGGCTCACCTGTTGAGCCTTGGAGTAGCTGTCGAGTACACCGATGACGAGTGGACAGCCACCACCGCTGGATCTGCAGCTACCGGACCAGTCAACCTCGTGGGGTACTTTCTCCACGGTGGCAGAAGCTATGAGACAGGTCCCGTCTCAGCGAGTGATGTCTTTATCACCTTGGAAGATGCAGTGACCGAGTGGATTCTGCGCCGGTCAGATATCCGAGGCAGGTTCCCCAACTGGGGACCAGAGTCGGCTACTGATACCGCCATCGTCTACTCGTCCGAGTCGGATGTCTATGAAGCTTGGAGTGTCATCGAGGCATTCAAGGCAGTCGGGATCGAGATCGATTCTCTGGCCCACTACTACGACCCTGCGTATATCGCTGCGATACCATTGGCATCGTCGGGAACCTCTCATGACCGTCAGGTCGAAGCAGCCTTGGATGCTCTCAACGAGCCTGACCTCTGGTCCGTCCGTAGGCAGTACCCAGAGGCCCTCATCTGGGCCGAGGGTCCATCAGGAGCATGGCTAGACACTGAGGCCATGAAGGTCGACCCTGAGTGGTCATCGTGGGTCTGTGATGCCATCGAGAATACTGGCGCAGTCCAATGGGTCGACGGCGAGCCATACCTCGTCGGGCTAGACGCCTTGGAACTATTGGCGGACCAGTCATGATCGCTAACCTGATCGATATTCCATGGATCAACCAGTTCTCGGGTGTGCAGCAGTTTGCTGCAGGCTTAGTGCTAGGCGGGACAGTCTGGGCGGTGGAAGTGCTATACCGCCGACGGAAGGCGAGCAAGTCATGAGCGCTCGGGAGGTATTTTGATGTCCGTATCGGTTCACGAGCTACCCGGCAGCAATCCCGCTACCGGGTGGGCATGGGTCTGCTGTGTGAAAGCTGCGCACCCCTGCCAAGGCGTTGCCACGGTGGCCATTGGCCAGCTGCCCTGCTGTGCCCATGGTGCAGTGCTGGAGCTTGAGAGGTCAGACGATCTCGCCGCACAGGAGCACCGGTACGAATTGGCTGCTGCGGGTGCCCAGATCCACGATGAGTCGTGGTTGACCGACTGACAGGTCGATCACTTGGTCAGAATAAATATCATCTTTCTTGATAAATGACTTGACATGGTGAAACAGACCAAGTAGTTTCAATACCAACACCGAGGGAGACCTACTCCCCACACCTAGCAAGGAGCACCACCGAATGACCGACACACTGCAGGAGTCTAAGATCTCCAAGATCAGGGGACTGCTGGCCAAGGCCGCAGCCACTGAGTACTCCGAGGAAGCTGCAAGCTTTCTGGCCAAGGCCGCCGAGCTGATGGCCAAGCACCAAGTCGATGAGGCCATCTTGAGCCTCACCGCCGACCCCAAGGTCGACCCGTGCGAGTCTCGCATCGTCGATGTGACTGCCTACCGTACCCAGAAGGACCAGCTGGCCATCTCCATCGGAGAGCTGTTCAACGTCTGGGTACGCCGGACACACAAGTCCAACCAGTACAACCTCTTCGGGCACCGCTCAGATTTGGATCTCATGGTCTCACTGCTGACTTCTCTAGAGATCCAGCTGGACTCAGAGATCCTGCAGATCACATCCTACGATGCCGTCAGCACCAAGCGAGCACGGCGCTCGTTCGCTGCAGGCTGGATCAAGGTCGTGAGCCAACGTCTGAAGGCCGCTTACGAGTCCGCTACCGAGGAGTCCCTTCAGGACGCCCCAGTGGGCACCGGGCTGGCCATCATTGACAGGTCCAAGAAGGTCGACGCCGAGTACCAAGAGCACTTTGGAAGCTCCCCCGGCTACCGCACCAGCCACCGCCGGACCAACCAGTCCTATTCCCACTACAACGCCGGGTCTTCCGCAGGACGTACCGCCAACATCGGCCAGACATCGGTAGGAGGCCAGCGTGGCATCTCTGCCTAACGCCGTCTATCGGGCCGAGGGCCTTGTCCTAGATCCCATCTCCCGTCGGTTCAGCACCATGGCTGAGCTGACAGGGGTGGTGGCTGAGATCACGGCTAGCGGGTGGTGGAGCACACAGTTCCCCGACGCTGCGAACAAGGACATCAAGGTCGAGCCTCGCTCCTCCTCTGCCAGCTACTCTCTGGCTCACTCAGACGGTCTCATCCTCATCGGGAACAGTCCACGGCACCGCACACTGGCAGTCGTGCTGCACGAGCTAGCACACATCGGCACGGGACTGTGTGATGGTCACGGGCCGATCTTCCGCACTGCCATGGGCCTGCTGGTTCGCCGGTTCATGGGCTTCCCAGCATCCGTCGAGCTAGAGGCTGCCTACCGTGCCCAGATGCCCTGCAAATAAATATCTGTTAATGACTTGACATGGTGAATCACACCAAGTAAGTTCAATACCAACACCCCGGGGAACAATCCCCACGAGACAAGGAGCACCACCAAGATGATCACCCCAACACTCCTCACACCGGTTCAGGAGGCAGCGCTCGCAGACCACATCAAGTGGAACGCAGACGGGCGCAAGTTCTTCCGAGCAGTATGCATTCTAGATACTGGCGCATGGTCCGATGAGCCTGTCGGATTCTTCAAGACCGAGGCCGAGGCACTGGCCTGCATCCAAGAGTTTGCGGACTTGACAAACATCGTGGCCATCATCAATATCCGAGAGACTCCCGTACCCTTTGCCGACTATATGATTGAGGATGACTGACATGAACAACACCGACGAAAGCTGGGACACCTACGAAACTGGATTGTGGTTGGCCAACGACCACGACCTGTACGTTCAGGTCCAGAACATCCTCGCAGCTAATGAGGATGATGAGCAGGCTGCTGAGCAGATCAGCAAGCTGCAGATACCTAACTCCGAGGTCGACGTAGATAAGGTCGACTGGCTCCAGATCGTTCGAGATGAGCGAGAATGAGCGCATTTAGACTACCCAATCCCGGAGCACGGAAGCCCACCCCGGCCAACCTGACTCCCCATGGGAACAGCCACCTGTTTGAGCGCAGCGAGTATGAGAATCGCAACTCAGCAGCATGGGACAACCTCTGCGCAGTATGTGGGAGCCACACCCGCACTCCAGTCTGCAGAGACTGACCGAGTACGCCCCGCTCCTCATATCCGAGCGGGA